AAGGTCAAGGTTACGGCAGAAGGATCCAACCTCAATCAATGCTTCCTCCATTTATGCAAACAAACACCTCCAAATGGTGGGGTATCAACAACAAGTCAAATACTGCAGGACACATCGCCAACAAGATTATCGAGATGTGTGATGGATATGCTGATAACATCTACATTCAATGGCTCTTCATGCAGCTGAAAACCTTCATCGAAAAAGAGCTGAAAGGAAATATGAGTCATCGCCAGACAAGATATCAAGCGGCAGATCTTCGATACGATTATGATGACGTTATCTTTTCCGCCGTGTTTGCCTACATCAATGCCCAGTGCAATAACCGCTATCTTCCAATACAAATAGATGCTCAAAATGGAGAGTCTCTGACTGAGCGCAGGCTTGTTCAGGATGCGTCTACAAACTTCAAGCTAAGGCTTGCTGAGGTGAACAAAAGAACAGGCAAGGTGATCAGGTTCGTGCAAAACTCAATGTAAACGGTTGTTTCAATTTTTTTTATATTTGTTTGAATCTGCACAGCATCGTAATTGATGCCGAGCAATGTCGCTCCGTGTGGATAAAAACTAATACTATGTCACATAAACCGATTGATGTAGCTGTTTTGAATACAATTCAAGCGCTCGCTGCAGACGTTGTTTTGTCTGGTGGTAAACTCCAGCTTAACGACGGATCAAACGATCTTCTTCGCAACGCGATCAAGCTCGTTGACGCGACTGCTTCTGTAAAAACAAGCTACACCGCAGGAACTGCTTCTGTAAAAGATTACGATTTTGCCGGAGCCTCTTTCCTTACAAATTCACAGTACCGCATGTCTATTGACATTCCGGGACGTATTGACTTCGCTAACGGTGGGGGTCAGGAAGCGAACCAGTTGATTACCATCCGTGAGTACATCGTCTGGACAGGCACCGTAACTCCTACTGCTGACACATTGCGCGATGCTTTTATTGCTCGCATCAATGCTGATTCTGCCGCTGCTGTAACTGCTTCTGCCAATGGAGCCGGTGTTGTTCGTATTACTCTTGATGATGTTGCTGGCGGTGATTTCACTACTGAAGCTCCTACAGGAGTAACCGAAGCTGTAATCACTCCATATGTTGCTCCTGCTGGAACTCCAGCTATTGTTGAGGCTGACGCCCCGACATTTAGCTCTCCAACAGGTCAGTACACAACATGGCGTATTAGCCTTGACGATTTCCGTCGTCACAACGCTGTAAATGGCGGTAAGGTTGCTTACCCGGAGTTTATTAACATCTATGCTGATGAGACAGCTGCAAATTTTGCTGCTTTTGAAACAGAAATGGATGCTGTTATTGCCGGAACGCACACGCCGGTTGCAGATTATCTTGGAATTTAATCTAACTGAAGGCTGGGGTTTTGAGCTCCGGCCTTCTTTACATTTTTAGTTATGACATACACATCAAAATATGCTCAGAACGCCATGAAGAAGCATGGTGGTGGAGGTAAGAAGAAAAAGGTTGAAAAAACCGTATCTGTCACCCACAAAGGAAAAACCAAAGATGTAACCTTCAAAGGGACTTCAAAAACCAAGCGAAGCGGTGAGACCGTGGAGCGCGTTAAGTCTCCATACGGCAAGATGGTCACCAAGACCGGAGGCCCAAAAGGTATGGTTGTCAAGAAGAAATTCAAAAAAGTACGATAATGAAGTCCCCACGCCAAAGACGCAAGGAGTACAAAAAGATAAACGTCGATCTCGACAAGGAGAGAAAAAAGCGAGGGGCCGACCATGGCTACAAAAAAGGTGGTATGGGCATGGCTGGTCCTATTAAGAAGAAAAAGCCTACAGGCTTGAAGCGAGGAGGTCCGGGCACTCCCGGAACAAGACGTGTTCCTCGAAAGGCTGAGCGAGACGCAGCCAGAGCTGCAAGAGAAAAATCTGCAGCTCCAAAAACAAAAATCATACACGATATCGTAACAACCAAAACCCCTACGGAAACCTCAAAGAGACGGGTCTACAAAGGGGATGCTGAAAAGTATACACCCAGAAAAAAGAAAAGGTAAATGAGTGATGGCTTAATGCTCTTTGAGCCTTCGGATGAGGATATGAGAATTGACTATCCGGAGCTCAATGAGTATGATGAATTTAAAGAGCTTAATGCGAGGGAACTTCGTTTGTGCTGGCTTCTTGGGAATAAGACCAGCCCTTTAGTAAGGCAAAATCTTCCTAAGAAGGTGTTGTTGAAATCAGCTATTGAGCAAGCTTACAGTAAGAAGGCGTTGAATAGCAGGCCTGACCTGAAAGAAATGATGTCTGGAACTATACCGGATAAGATCCTTTTAGGTACAAAGAGAATGGCCGCGTTTAGCGTTTCACAGAGGCTTAGAGCACACATGATGAATGAGTATGTGTTTGACCGTCTGGAGGAGCTGATAATGCTGTCAGAGGATGAAAAAGCAACCTTTGACATCGATGATAAGAAAAAATACGCAGATTTGGCCATCAAAATATCGAGCGAGCTTACGGGCGTTGTTCAGAGGGTCGAGTCTGGGTTCGGGATAAAGCGAAAGAAGGAAAGGAAAAAGACCGGGAACCAAGTAAAAGCTTCAATTAAGCAGATTCAACCTTAAAGCTGATGCCACTATTTGTTAATTACGAATCGAAAAGACCAAACCGGTTAAAGGATGTGAAGGATGAGAAATACCACCTTCAATTCGGCAGGTGGTCCTTGTCCGGTATGAGTCATTATACGTGGCAGAGATTTATCACAAAAACACTGATCAACTGGAGCTTCTACAAGGGCGGCGATGGCCAATGGATCTTCGATGAAGACCTTGAGGCATTCTTTCTTGATGAGTCGGGAGACCCGAAGAATCGTCTAAAATGGGCCAAGAACATGATTCGACCAATGGTTGAGCAGTTTGTTGGTAACGCGATTCGTCTGGGCTACGATGCCGGAGCTGAGAGCACGTCTGATTTTATTACAAACAGAAGAGATCAAGCTTTAGGTCGGTTGAAGTTTTATGAGCAGGCCGGTCAGGCAATTCCTGAGCTTGACGCGCTGATCCGCGATCATATCCCTCTGGGTGAGACTCCAATGCACACGGAAGAGCTTTTTGAAGCTTCATGGCAGGACGACTTCGAGGAAACAGTGAACTACCTTTTGGAGTATATCGAAAAGGAGATCGATATAGAGACCTTGAAGGTGATCATATGCAAGCACCTTGCAATATCAGGGCTTGGAATTTACAAAGGTCACGAGCAGAATGGCCGATATGTTGGAGGGTACGTAGATCCTTTGTTCTTTTACTTTGACCTCAGCGCGAAGCGTCCTGACCTGAAGGATGCGGAATTTATGGGGGAATGGTATTACATGGATGTTCCGTCCATCTTCGAAAGATGGCAAAGCCTCACCAAAGAGGACAGGCAGGTTATTGAAAGATATTCGGTTAACGAGAGCATCGATATCCACAGACTTATAAACAATTACCACAACGTTTCTGGAGCGAAAATTCCGATCTATGAGACGTATTGGAAAGACACTGAGCAGCGCGAGTATGGGTGGGTCATGGACAAGTATGACTATCCGCACTACACGCTTATCAATCACCCTGACTCGAAGTACACGGACGAAGATCTTATTGATCCACCGGAAGAAGCTGGCGATCAGTTCAAAGAGAAGAAGAACAAGATCTACATCGACATTCTTCGGTACTGTATTTTCATCCCTCAGGAAGAGATTGGTGTTGGCCATTCCAAAGATATCATCTTGGAATACGGTGAGGCTCCATATCAGGAGAAGGACAAGCTTTCCCCTTCCAACGTAGAGTTCCCGTACAAGTGCGCGACATGGGCGTATGATCGGGGCGAGGTGTTGTCTCCATTGGATGACGCTATCAACCCTCAGCGATTTATGAACCGTATACTTTCTGTAGCTGAAAGTCATATCAACAACTCCAGAGGTGCCGGAACGGTGATAGCCAAGGATGCTGTTGATCCAAGGGATGGGGAGGAAAATGTTCACAGAAGCGTGAATAAGTCCAAGACGATATTCGTGGACACCACAAGAACTGGAAGTGTTCAGAACTCTATCGGGTCTTACGGCTCAACAATTACTCAGGGCACAATGAATCTTTTCAACATTGTGAACGAGATTCAATCCGGTATGCAGGAAGTTACAGGCATTAATGAGGCGATGCAGGGGACTCAGGGCGGATCTGATGCCCTTGTTGGTGTGATTCAGTCACAGATTCAGCGAGGATCCTTGGTTCAAGAGCCGTTTTACTTTGCGTTGACAAGCATTTTGAAAGGAGCTTATCAACAAATGGCCACCATGGGTAAGCGTATTTATTACGAAAACCCGCGACGCGCAGCGATTATGGTTGGCGATAAGGGTCATCAGATAATTAAAATAACCTCTGACATGATGGCTGAGGATTTTCGTGTGTTTATAGAGCGTAAGGAAAGCGAGCAATCAGAGAGGGATAATGCTGATGCATTGCTGTTTACTTTAATTCAGGCAGATCTTATTGATCAGCCAAGATTCGCTAACCTCTTCGGAAGGGCCAACCCTAAATTGGTG